GCACATCTGGGTTTAAATACAGATGAAATTCCTATAATAGCACAGAAAGGTGAGACAATTCTACCGAGAGGGTTTAAACAACAGCCTCCTAATGTTATTATAAATATAGAAAATAAGACTGGGCAACAACTATCAGCAAAAACAGGAGCACCAAAAGTCAGCCCTTCAGAGATAATTGTCCCAGTTGTTATCGATGCTATCAATAGAAATTACATGGGTTTGCGTGATGCACTTGGGTCACGCTAATTAACAATCATTTAGAGGAGTAGTGTGATGGTTTATTTTAATACTGCTTACACTCAAAAACCATCTTATGGAGATACAGGGGAACAATACTATAAACCAAGAATTAAAACAGAATCTGAGGGTAATTATGTTCATATTAGAGACCGTGCAACACGAGGAAGACATATTTTTATCCTATCCTGGGAAAGAATTTCAGAATCAGAGTATCAATCTATAAAAAGTTTTTTTGATAAGTATTCTGGTAGTGCATTTTATTGGACACATGATGTAACCAATACTACTTATACTGTCATATTTGCTGATGATATTATTGAATCTAAATTTGTCAAGCCATACGGTTATAGGTCTGTAACTGTAAGATTGGAGGAATTATAATGCCCCTTATCTTATCTTCAGACATACTTAGAGAAAAAAATAAACTTGAAGATGGTGGAGTTTTTATTGTCCTGCTTGACATTGATGTCCCTGGACTTGATGACCACATCAGAGTAACAAGTGACAGTGTTGAAACCGTATGGAATGGTGATACTTATGTGCCATTTCCTTTTGAATTAGATGAAATTTCAGACACATCAAAAGGTGAAGTGCCACAGGTTCAGTTAAGAATATCCAATGTTACAAGGGCGATAGAAGCATATATCCAGCAGTATGATGAATACTGCAAAGAAAATGGATATTTGCCAATTACTGTTTATATCTATGTTGTCCACAGTGAACATCTTGACGAAGAAGACCCGATTGTTGAGCATGTCTTTGAATTAAAGCAGCCTCAAACAACTTCTATGTGGGCTACTTTTACATTAAGTGCAACAAATTTATTTATGAAGCGTTTTCCTTTATACAGGATGCTTAAAAACAGGTGCAGATACAAAACATTTAAGGGAACACTGTGCGGTTATTCTGGTTCTGAAACTACCTGTGACAGAACACTTGCAAGATGCAAAGAATTAGGAAACTCCCGTAGATTTGGTGGTTTTCCAGGGCTTGGGAGAGCACCTCTCTATGTTTAGTATCAGGGACTTCATAGGCTGTCCTTTCAAAGATGGTGCAAGAGGAGAAGAAATAGACCCTGTCACAAAAAAACCATTCTTCGATTGCTATGGTCTGTTTCTGGCTATATACAAGTATATTTACGGGATAGAGTTACCTGATGTTATCGTTTCCTGTTTCGATGTGGAAAACATCAACAGGCTTTACAATATCAGAAAGAATGAATGGATAAAAATTGAAACACCTAAAGAGCCATGTGCGGTAGCCATTCATTTTGATATGCAGAATAGAAGGTTGGTTAATCATTTCGGAGTATATATCGGTAATGGCAGATTTATTCATACAACAGATAAAACAGGCAGTATCATAAGCAGCATTTTCGACAAATTCTATTCAAGACATATAGAGGGATTTTATAGATATGGAAAATAAAATCACCATAACATATATAAGAAACCCTTTTAAGCCCATTGAATCTCAAGAAGTGAAGCAGATAGAGGCATTACAGCCTTTATCAATGCGTGAAATAGTAAGACACTATTATCCTGCTCCTCTGGATACAGGCTTTGATGTTGCTGTATCTGTAAATGGAAGGATTTTAGAAAAACATGAAATAAATAATATAAATATTAATCCTGGTGATTACGTAGCATTTTGCACTGTGCCACATGGTGGGGGTGGTGGGAACAAAGATATAGCTCGTGCAGTTGCTATGTTAGCTATAATTGTTGTTACAGCGGTGACTCAACAATATTGGCTTCCTGCTCTAATAGATTTAGGTCTTTCAGCAGAAGTAGCTACTGTTGTTGGTTTTGCCATAGCAACTACTGCTGGTGGCATAATTGTAAATACATTATTACCGCCACAATTACCAGATGTTGACGGGTTTGAATATGGTAGCTTTTCTAATTCACAGACCTACGGTTGGGAACCGTCAGAAAATATCTATAGAGAAAATATTGCTCTGCCTGTTTTATATGGCACACACAAAATAACCCCTCCCTGTATTGGGCGTTATGTCTCAACAAGCGGGGATAAACAATATCTTAATTTATTATATGCAGTAGCTGGTCATGCGATAAACGAAATAACAGATATTGAAATAAATGATACCCCTATCGAGTATTTTACAAATGTAGAAACTGAAATAAGATATGGAAGCACAACACAGAATGAAATTTCTTATTTTCACGATACTTTTTCTGATACTGGGATAGGTGTTTTATTGTCCACAAGCTGGACAACAAGACAAACTCAAGGCAATTCTGTCAATGCAATAGGAATAGGAATATCACTGCCTCAAGGTCTTTTTTATGCAAATGATGCTGGTGGTTTAACCGAACAATCAGTAACTTTTCAGATTGATTATAGAAAAGTTGGAAATCTGTCATGGACTACTCATGGAACTTTTACAATTACAGAGGCTACAAATAGTGCAATAAGAAGATATTATCTTATAGAAAATCTTGAATCTGGACAATATGAAGTGAGAGTTAAACTCACTTCTGAATTGCCAACTGGAGCAAGATTTAGAAATGCAACATACTGGGAATATATGCAGGAGATTGTAGCTGATAATTTTACATATCCAGGTGTTTCCTTGCTTGGTCTAAAAATCCTTGCTACAGACCAATTATCGGGCTCAACTCCAAGAGTAACCTGCATTGCAAAAAGAAACTATGTATCAGTCTGGACAGGCTCAAGCTACGAAGGCAAACCAGCCACAAACCCAGCATGGGTCTGTTATGACATACTCCACAATGAAGATTGCGGTGACATTCCTTACTCAAGAATAATTTATGAAAAATTTGCAGAATGGGCATCATTCTGCACAGAAAAAGGATATACCTGTAATATCTACTTTGATGTCATAATGAGCATCAGAAAAGCCCTTGATACTATTTCACAATTAGGGCGTGGGTCTGTAATACAAGCTGGTAGTAAATTTTCCTGCATATTCGATAGTGAAGATGTTCCTGTCCAGAGATTTATGTTTACGATGGGGAACATCATAAAAGATTCCTTCCAAGAAACATGGCTATCCACAGACGAAAGAGCAAATGTCATTGAGGTTTCTTATTATGATGCTGAATTGGACTATACAAAACAGACTGTAACAATAGAGCAAGATGATTTTGATAGTCAGACAGAAATAAGAACAAATCAGATAGACCTCATTGGTTGCACAGATAGAGACACGGCAATCAAGCATGGCAAATATCTTATGAATTGCAACAGGTATCTTACAAATACCGTATCTTTTGATGCTGATGTAGATGCAATAGCTTGTTTGCCAGGAGATGTCATTGAAGTAGCTCATGATGTGCCTCAATGGGGTTATTCTGGCAGAATTGTATCTGCAACATCAAACACTGTAACTCTTGATAGAGAAGTCACTTTATCGCCAGGCACAACCTATGCAATCACTATTCAGCATTATGAAACAGATGAAAGAGAAACAAAATATATAGAATCCGTAGAGAAAGAAACAACAACAGACGCTTTAACTTTAACATCAAGCTGGACCACTACCCCATCTAAATTTGCTCTATACTCCTTTGGTCAAGTTAATATGGAAACAAAATTATTCAGGGTAATATCTATCACAAGAGCAAATGACATGAGGCGTAAAATTACTGCTCTTGAATATTATCCTGATGTTTACGATGATGAAGTAGAAATACCTGAATTTACAAATATCTCTGATTTAGACCCTGTTATTGGATTTTCAGCAACAGAAAACCTGAAGTTCGGGGCAGATGGAACAGTCAAAAACATCGTAAGCCTTACTTGGCGTGGAACTGCTATTAAATGGTATGTATATATATCAAGCACATCCGACACAGGTCCCTGGACTCTATTAGGCATTGCTTATAATCCTTTTTATGAAGTAGAGAATCTAATTCCTGGTAAGACTTATTATTTTACAGTAAACAATAAACCCAACCCCTATGAATATACCCCTGTTGCCATTGAGTATACAGGGCAAGCATATACGCCAACAGCACCATCAAATTTATCTGCATCTTTGAGCGGGCAATTTATTGTTTTAGATTGGACTGCAAATGAAGATGTGGTAACCGCAGGATATAATATTTATCTTAACAATGAATTACTTGCCTATAATTATACTTCTAATAAATATATCTATAAGGCTAATCTTACAGCAGGCACATATGATTTTAAAGTAACTGCTTTAAATAGCAATCTTGAGGAGAGTGATTATTCAGAAACTGCTTCTGTAAATATATCTGTTCCAGCAACACCATCACCATCGCAATCAATATCTGGCGAAATAGTAACTATCTCTTGGTCTAATTGCCAGACATCATTACCAATTGTTTGCTATACTGTCAATGGTGTCAATATTGGTGATGTCTTGAGACACCAAGTAAGAATTTCATGGACTGGAACAGAAACATTCTATGTTAAAGCCTACGACATAGCAGGGAATGAAAGCGGGACAGGTAGCGTTGATGTAATTATAACGGCAGTTCCTACGCCCACAGGCTTAACTGCAACAGGTAGTATTCATCAAATAACACTAACTGCTACTGTAACAATACCTGAAGGTGGGGTGCTTGAGGTGTGGTCTGCAACAGTCAATAATCGTGTAAATGCTGTTAAGTT